CGGATCGGTGAGAACGAGGTCGATGCTTTCGTCGGCGATGGTCGGCACCACATCCCGGCAGTCGCCGTGGTAGATCGTGATCCCGGCATGGTCGTAATACGGAGTGGGCATCTGTTAACCTCGCTCCGTTTTTCTCTCGCTGTTCACCAGCGTGATCGTTGTCCGTGAGCGCCTCCGAGACTTTCGACGAGGCTTGCACTTGGGGCAGAAGTCCTTTCCACCCTCGGCAACATGCTTTCTCATGGTGCCTCCCCGTGCATGTCTCGGGCTCGCCACCATGACCAGTAAATTGCGCTGGCGACGGCAACAGTCTCCTCTGTGATCGTGTAGCCCGCACCCGGTTTCACGATCACGTCCGCGATGTGCTCGCCCTCGTGTCCCGGGCGCATGTCGTTCAGCCTCGCGTGCGAGCGACCGTTCTCGTCTAGTTCGCAGACGATCTTGGCCCCGGGCGGACTCGCACCCATGGCGTTGCCGTCGGTCACGACGAAATGCACTTTCGGCGGCCGGTTCCCAGCATCGCTCATCGGCGCGAAGGTCGCCGTGCTCTTGTCGTGCGCGATGTCCGAGTCAAATCGTGGTTGCGTCATCTGTTAACCCCGCTCCGTATTTGACATGCCACACATGGATCGTCCTCGGGACCGCTTCCGCCACAAGAGCAATGTATGTTAACGATGAAATTGAGGCGCGACATAAAATCATCGCGCGCAATGTCATTGTCAACCAAGTCGAGTCCATCAATGATTTTCATTTGCGTATCTAGCGCCACTCCGACCACATTTCCACATCCCGCCCAAACGATCCAACAACCACGTTGATGATCCCAAAGCTGATCTCCATAACCCTCGTTTTTCCACTCATATCGACGCTGATATTTTTGCTCTGTGTTTTTATCTGCAAACACTTTTACCGTAGCGCTTTTACTTGACCACTTTTTCATATTATTTCCTCGATCACAACACCGTTATTATTGGCCTTCGCGCCCGGTCCTTCCATACCCATACTTCCCGTGAACACATCGGTGGACAGCGGAATCCGCGTAGGGTTTCCATTTCCACGGAGCCCGGATTGCGATTTGCCTTCACCTGAACCAATTTCACATCGCGCGGACCCACGGCAATCACATCCCATTCCCCCAAACTGGCTGCACTTCGACAGCAAGCATAACCGAGCGCTTCTAGGAGGCGTATTGTGCGATGCTCTAGGCGAGTACCTTTTGCTTTGCAATTCATTTCGGTTCCTCGGCGGCAGTGAGCATTCCGTACGCACGTAAAAACGCCTTGAAAGTTTTGTAAACAGTCCTGTCGTGCTCCTCGAGATCTTCGATTTGCACTGGTCGTCCTTCAACCCAAAAACCCCAGTCATTGATTTTCAAAACTTCTTTGCCATGACATACGAATTTGATATCAGCGCTGTTTGCAAAAGTTTGTAATGAACTGGGCAATACGGGTTCTGGCGTAGACCATTTTATGGTAGTTGCCTCTGGGTTATCGTAAGCATCTCTTAAAGTAGGTTTTGTCATTGTTGCCCTCTCATGCCGAATGCATTTTGCTCATCGTGAAAAGATCTCGGCTCATTATATTCTCGCACATGACACTTTTTGCAACGCCATGCTGAGACTATCAGCACACGCGTTGAAAATTCGGGATCAACGCAATATTGCATTTCGTATTCCCAGACATGCTCACAGGGTTTGTCGTCCGATTGACAGGTCATTTTTGCACCCTCGGGACCTGCGTGATTATTACTCCCAGATCTTCCTGTTGTTTTACAAGCGCCTTTTTCCCCTCGAGGAAACCATCTCGAAACGATTCTATGCGCACAACTTTGCCAGCGAGTATAGCAATTTGTTTTTGGCAATCGGCGTGCGGGCGCCAGCGAGCAACGAGATAACCCATTGTGCAACCGAACATATAGCCGATCACCATGTAAATAAAATATTTATTCATTTGAATTGGCCTCACGATTTTTCTCTTTGTCGTGGATTTTTGCATGGCATACCCTGCACACACAAATCAAGTCCGTTGCAGCCTCGACGCCTCGACGGATGTATGTGTTGTGATGCACATACAATTCATACCTAGTACCACAAATTTGGCAAGCACCGCCCGCGGCTTCAATAATTTGTTTCCTGCGCACGTTCCACTCGTCGGAGCGTAAATAATCATCGTATTTGCACAAACGCAAATATTTTTGGCGATGTTTGGATAGGCGATCCATAACGCCCAGTAAACAGTGCGCGCATATTTGCAAACACTGTTTATGATCAACGCTCATTAGGCGGCACGAAAAATCGTATTCCTCGAGCCCGGGAATGTTTGCGCTGCAAATATCACAATTCATTTTGTTTCCTCTCGTTTGGCGTCAATAAAACGCAGAGTCGGACCGTTGAATTGCAGTTGTGCTATTCCGGTAGGTCCATTTTTGTTTTTGGCAACAATGGCCTCAGTTTCGCCCGAGGACCAATTCTCTTTTTTGCGATGCAATAAAATCACCACATGCGCGTCCTGTTCGAGCGATCCCGATTCACGCAAATCCTCGAGGGTGGGCCGCGCCTCTTGCGTGCGCTTCAACTGCGACGCGATCGCCATTGCAACGCCACAGCGTTTGGCGGTCGCCTTGAGCAAACGCGAGATCTCGGTAATCTCTTGGTTGCGATTCTCTGTGCGACGTTCAGATAGTAATTGAATATAATCCACGATCACCAATTTTGTTTTATTGCGTATCGCATTGCGCTGGATCTGCATGCAAAAAGCCGTGGTCGAGTCTGGGATTTGCTCATAGACGACAATGGGCAACGGCGCCAGCGCTTCAGTGGTCGCGTTGATGCGCGATTGTTCTATAGCAGAGATCAGGCCGCGCACTAGGCAGCGCAGGTCAACATCGGCCTCGCGAGCGATCATGCGCTGATATATGCTAATGTTCGAATCCTCGAGCGAATAAAAATCGACGGGAAACCCTTGTTTTGCAGCGTCGAGAGCAAGGCCGAGAAGTAAAGAGCTTTTGCCCATGCTCGGTCGCGCGCCGACAAGCGTTAGCACGCCGGGCGGTATCGCCGTTATTAATCGATCTAGATTTTCAAGCCGCGTTACAATTCCAATATCAGAGTTCGACCGCCGCGCGGCCTTGGCGGCGTCCAAAACATCGCGCAAAAGGTTCATACCCTGTAGTTGGATCATGCCTTGCTCGTCGCGTGGTAGGCTGGTGTTGGCGGCGAGGCGCGAGATGTTGTCAAGGAGTTGTGCGCCGGTCATGTCCTTGTTTGCCGCCAGCGCATTAAGCGCATGGCGTAGGTTGCGTTGCAATGCCGCTTCAACGATCTCATCGGAATAGCGTTTGACAAATTGAGGATGGACGGTTTCGGTGTGCAGCATATCGCACAGGTGCATGATTTGATCAACCTGTTGGCGGTCGCCGCCCATTTGTCGCGCGACCGTGACCGGATCGATGGGCTGATTCGCAATTTGCAGCGCGAGAATCGCCGCCCAGATCTGGCCCATGCGCGGATCGAGAAAATGATCGGGAGTGCAGATCGTTTCCACGATTCGATCCGGCTCGATCAGACACGCGGAAATCAGCGCGGTCTCCGCGAGTGGCGTTGTGATGTTCATTCAATCTCCTGCGATTTTTTCAAATCGTCTAATGCGAGTTTATCCACGATTTTTGCATCATATTGAGGCGGATCGCGTGTTTTTTTGTTCATTATTGCGCGGATCCGGTCTCTTTTTGCAAAAAACGTGGCGGGCCGATCGATGATAAAATCGTTGGCAAACGCAAACTCAAGTTCGTTGAACATATTGGTCCATTCGGATTGATGGGCGGCGAGCGTTTTATACCAGGAGTGTTTGATGCGCCTCCACGTATTGGGCGCTTCGCAACTGTTCGTACCGGGCGCTGAAAACAGCAGCACGTAAGATCTAAACGTGGCCACCCGGTCCCATATTGCCTTATCAGAAAACTCTTTTACCGCGTCAAGCGGTAGTTGCTTTGATCTACGTATTGGCTTGGTGCCTGTTTGATCTAATATGGCAGGTGCGGGCGTGGTGGATGGGGTCAGCGGTGTTGTATTAGCGTTAAGGTTAAGGTTAGAGTTAGGGATCATTTGCTCGCGAGATGTTTGCAAATGGTTGCCTATAGTTAGCCGATGCTCTGAAGATCCTTTGAAATCCCTTGCAAACATCTCGCGATCATTTGCTCGCGAGATGTTTGCAAATGGTTCTGGGTATTTACGATTAGCGCTGCGAGGCGTGTTAAATTTCAGCCAATTGACCACCGTGCCGTATTTGCGATCATCAACATCAAACAGCGCGATGAGGTTGGCCGCCACTAATTCGGCAAGCCATGTTTCAATCTGTTGAATTGTCGCATCAAAGTATGGCAAGGCCTCGCCCCGCAGGACGATCGAATCGGCTTTAAAGGTCCCGTGCTCATCTGCCAGCACGAGCAATCTCCACCATAAACGCTCGGCCTCGGCTGAAATTTTGCTCAGCGTTTGGCTCGAGCAAATTGATTCACGTAATATACGATTGGGCATTGTTTGAGCGCACAACCCAGATCCCCAAAATCGCTCATAGGAGGATGTGCGGTCAGACACGGATTGGGGACCTGGGTTATTTTAATAGGCTGACAATCCCTTGGTTAATAAATCCTATGTAAAACGAATCCGCTCCTGACCTGGGAATCGTCTAACACGCCTCGCGGATGCATTGCAAGAAAAAAGCGCGTTGACATGCGAGAAAAAAACAAGCTAGGTTGAAAGCGTAAGACAAATTACGCTGAGAATTTTGAGTACAATAGCAAAAGCACAAGGATTGCGAATCACGCGTGAATTGATTTGCAACGGTTACACTCCTCACGAAATCGAGGAGCAATTATTTGACAACTATCATGCGAGCAAGGCGACAGCACATCGTTGGATCGCTGACGTGCGCGCGCAGTGGTATGCCATTGATGACAAAACCGACGCTATCAAGAAAAAGGCCGAGGCAAAAGCAATGGCACTCTGGCTCTTTCGTCATTGCGTAAAAGCAAAAGCAGAACCGACGGCGGCGCGCATGCTCGAATGGCTCGGCAAGCTTGATGGCCTCGGCAACGAGGTTGCGGCAAACGCCGGCCAACAGATCGTTGTGAATTTTAATCGTCCACCAAAATCTGAAAATGATCCCGGCGACGCAATGTGATCGAGATAAACTCCACATATGAACCGCACGCGATTCAAGCGCGCTGGCACGCATCGCCTGCGACGCAAAAGCTTTTCCTCGGCGGTATCGGTAGTGGCAAAACCGTTGCAGGCATACATGAATTTTTCTGGAATATCCTCGAGAATGTCGGCACTAATGCAATTCTCGCAGCGCCCACATTTCCAATGTTGCGTGACGTGCTTCTCGTCGAGTGGCACAACTGGATCCCGCGCGAGTGTTTCACGTTCCACAAATCAGATCAGCGCATTGAGCTTTGGACCAAGCAACAAATCTTTTGCAGAAGCGGAACAGAGCCAGACAGATCGCGCGGTCCGACGGTGGGAACTGTCTATCTCGACGAGGCGGCAATGCTGCGCACGCCTGAGTTCTGGCGCATCCTAAAAGGGCGCATCAGAGATCCGCGCGCAAAGCAGCCAAAGATAATTGCGACAACAACTCCATGTGGTTTGAACTGGTTAATCAAAGAGTTTCAACGCAGCGGCTTTATGTGCCGCGCACGCACAAAGGACAATCCATATTTGCCAGCAGATTTTGAAGCCGATCTGCGTCTTGCTTATGGCGATGAATACGCAGCGCAAGAATTGGACGCAGAGATTGTGGAGCTTGGCGGGATTGCATGGCCCATACACAAAAACATTCATTGCCAGTTTACGGTTGACCAAATGCGCGGTAAGTGCAAAGACTTTTTTGCGGGCATTGATTGGGGTTTTACCGCGCCCGCAGTGATCATAGTTGGTGGATTATCAAATGACAGAACGTGGTTTCTCGTCGAGGAATTTTACAAAAAAGGAATGCTGCGCGAGGATATCGCACGCAAGGCAGCAGAGCTTGGATCAAAATGGAACGTGCGCGAGTGGTACTCAGATCACGATCCCGAGGGCATGCAATGGATGAAACGACTCGGCCTCAACGTGAAACACGCAGAAAAGAGCGCGCCACAGGGCGGGCAACTGGCGACGATTGCAGGCGTGCAACACGTTCGCTCTTTGCTTGCAGTACGCGGCGACGGATTGCCACGAATGTTTATTGACGCTGACATGACCAATTGGTTGAATGAACAGAGTGGCTATCGTTTTCCATTTGGACAAGAGCGACCAATTGGTGATAATGGCGATCATGCAATGGATGCAACGCGCTATATGATTTACACGCACGATCTCAAATACGCCGAGCCGTTTGAATTTCAGCGCAGCGGCAAGACATCAAGATACGAGGGACAAGCCAATGCCTAAGTGGTATCAATTTTGGAAAGACGAGAAGGAAACAACAAAACCCGAGGGCGGAATTTTTGTCTCTGGCGTTCGGCGCGACTATGACTCATCAGTGTCACAGGTTACGCCGGAATCGCTTGCGGCAATTTTGCGAGGCGCCGCCAGCGGTAGTATCAGACAACAAATGGATTTGTTTACGCTCATCGAGGAAGATCCACATATAAAGTCCGTGTTGAACAAACGCCGCCTAAACGTATGCAGCAAAAAAATGGCGATCGCGCCATACGACGAGGAGAAGATCTCACAACAGGCGTGCGATATTTGCAACGAGATCGTGTTTGGCATTGGCAGCATGGGTGGTATTGGCAATCTCAAAGAAGCGATATTCAACTCGACCGATGCGATCGGCAAAGGATTTGCGATCAATCAAATTGTATGGCAATTGCTCGACGGAAAGTGGCGTATTCCCAAGCTTGCATGGTGGCCTCAGAGTGAATGTGCAGTGGGCAATCCAAGCAAGCTTTACGATCAAGACTCTGATAAAATTTTCATTCTTACTGACGCTAACAGAGTGACCGGCGAGGAATTGCAACAATACCAGTGGATGGCGTATGTGTACAAATCGGCCTCGACGCCATTGGCAAGGGCCGGCTTGCTGCGCTCGGTTGCGTGGTTCTATTTATTCAAACGATTTGCTTTCAAGGACTGGGCCGTGTTTATCGAGGCGTATGGTATGCCTCGCAGGGTGGGCAAATACAATCGCGCATCAACACGCGAAGAAAAGGCAACGATACTTGAGGCGACGGAAGCGATCGGCAAAGATGGCGCAGTAATTATTCCAGATGATGCAACCATTGAATTGCTCGCAGCGTCGGGCGGCGCGGGCGCATTGCCCCAACCCGAGATGGTAGAGCGATGCAATGCAGAGATCAGCAAGGCAATTTTGGGCGGTACGCTTACGACCGAGGCGGGCGACAGAGGCGCGCGCAGTTTAGGCGAGGTACATCAATCGAATGAAGCAAATCTGATGAAAGCAGATTGCGAGGCTCTGGCAGAAACATTCAAACGCGACGTGTTGACTCCTATCGTGCGATTCAATGTTGGACCAAATGCGCCAATACCCAATTGCGAATTTTTGATCGACGAGTCAGAGGACTTGCGTGCACGCGCAGAGCGCGACAGGATCTTGTGCAAAGATCTTGGTTTGCCGATAGCTAAAAAATACTTTTATGACAAATATGATTTGCCTGCGCCAGAGGCCGAGGATGAATTGCTTGAGGTGCCAGCGGGCGCTCCCATTGCTGCAATGTCCGATGGCGTCATGCTTGAGGTAGAAAAGGCGCGGCTTGAATTGCGCGTGCTCGCTGAAAAAAAAAAGATGCTAGAACTGTCCGACAAGTGGGGAATGTTGAGGTAATTGCAGCGCGCGCACTGGCTCAGAGCATACCGCAAAATGAGCAATTCCTCGACGAGATCGAAAAACATATCACCGACGATTTACAAAAATCACAGAACACGCTTTGGGAATTGTTGGCGTCTAACACGGGCGCACAAATTGTTGACACAAACTATCGCGCGATTATGCACGCTGCAATGACCGGACAACTTGAGGCGGCAAATGTTGCGGGCATAGTTGAAATGGGCGGCGCCGAGTTTGTCAATCTGCCATTCGAGCAAGCCATAAAATTTTTCCAGAGCAAAAAGATTGTGTCGCGCGAAGAGTTCGATCGGATGGCGCAGGCGTACAAACGCCAAGCGTTCAACATGGCGGGTTTGACGCGGCAATACGAATTGACGCGCGTGCATGAATTACTCAATGGCGCAATGACCGAGGGAACGACTCGCAAAGAGTTTGTTAAACAGATGCGTGAGGAGTTTGAGGGTCTTGGCGTTACAAAACAGAGCAAGGCGCATCTTGAGACTGTGTATTCCAACGGTGTGTTAGGCTCGTTTGCAGAGGGTCGCTATCAGCAACAAAATGCACTCGCTGATATCAGGCCGATCTGGCAATACAGAACCGTAGGCGACAAGGCGGTGCGGGAGGCGCATAGACTTATGGACGAGCACGTTGCCGAGGCCGAGGATCCAATATGGGATGAGTGGTATCCACCAAACGGACATCGTTGTCGTTGCCGCGTGGAAACATTCACGCGCAGCGCAGCGGAACGCAAGGGGTTGGTGCCGAAAAAAGAATTGCCCAAATTTGAAAATGGCAAAACTGTTGCGCCAGACAAAGGGTGGAACGGATCTCCGAGACAAATTGATATTGGCAACGAGATTGCAGCCCGCGTGCGCGAACAGGCGAGTGCAATGCAAATGCTTGCACCTCCTACGCTGGCAACCGAGGGCAAGGGCGTTTATTCAAGCATTGGCGATCTGGGCCGCGTCAACGACGCAATGCGCATTGCGAAAGTGGATGCGTTCGCAAATCTGACGCCGCCGAAAGTAGCAAAGCTCGTCGACGAGCAACCGTTCTTTTCTGTTTATCCGCGTGCGTTGCAAGCCGCTCCCAAGGGCAAGGCATTTATCGAGGTGCCCGTTCATTCCCAAAATTCTGACTCATTAGAGCAACTGGCAAAACGCCTGGCATTAGATCCGGCGCTTGCGTCAATTGCGCGCTCAATACGTGTGCTAGGCCGCGCCAGTTATGGCAAATTTGATGCGCGTATTTGGAATGCAAACGAGATCGCGCATCAGGCGCTAGGCAATGAAATGGTTTTGGGTCGCAGCACAGAGGCGACATTGCAATTGACAGCAGAGCCGGGCCAGATCCAAAAAATCATGGCAGTGCTTGAGCAAGCGGAATTGGAACACGGCGCGCCAATTCGCCACGCATGGAGCGTTGGCGAGGTGCGGATCCGGGGTGCGGGTGCGGCGCAACGGGGCATGGTCGATGCATATTTGAACAAACGCCCATTGCCCAAAGGCGAACAAATCGTTATGAGCAAAAAGCCGCTGGCGGGTTGGAAAAATGAAAAGATTCAGGTGAATGAGCGCCTATTTGCTTTTCTGAGGTAGGGCATAGACATGACCGGCCAGGACGTTATCAGAGTGTATCCACGCGCCGAGTATGTCGATCCACTTTACGCCGTCGAAAATCGCCTCTGGCACAGGGAAATTTTCGTCATACTCGATGCCCAATTGAGCGGCGCAGGCGTGGCACAACGCGCGCAGTGGTTCGAGCAAACACGGTCCAACATAGTTGGGGTTGCCCGTTCCGGCTATGTTCGTTTTTTGTTGGCAATGTTCGCAAAATTTGGTCATGTATTTTGTCATAAGCAATGCCAACAAAAAAAGCAACATCAATTCGCGACGTAACAAAAAACACGCAGACAAAATTTTCTTGTTGCCAATGTGTTGAAAATAGTTGCATCAACTAAAGACGGGATCGGTATGACCAAAAAAAACAAAACTGAAACGGTGCGCGAAGTTCGGATCGCTGACGGAATTATTCTCAGCGACGCGGTCGTTGATGCGTCAAAGAGCGACGGACCCGAAGTGCCCTGGTATACGGTCGCCATACCGGGCAAATGGGAAGGCCACTGGATGGGCGCGTTCAGTTTGAATGCGGCGATGTTCGATCAGATGGTCGAATATTTTCACTCACTGAAAAATGATACCGTTGTTGATTATGAACACGGGACTTTGGGCATGGGTCCAGACGGACGCGCCGCTGGCTGGATAACCAATCTCAAGCGCGACGGTGAAAATCTTGCCGCGCAAATTCTTTGGACTACGCCGGCACGCGACGCGATTGCAAAAAAAGAATATCGCTATATGTCACCAACTGTTGTTTTTAACACAAGAGATAGAAAGACCGGCGAAATTGGCGGCGCGAGTTTACACTCGGTCGCGTTGACCAACACGCCTTTTTTAGATGAATTGCCCGAGGTGCGCCTAAACAGTTTGCGCGAGTTTTTGGGCAACAAACAAAACCCGGAGGATCAAGAGATGCTAACAAAAGAACAGTTCGCAGCGTTGGCAACGACTCTTACTTTGCCCGCTGAAATCGAGGCCGATGCTTTGATTGCAAAAATCAGTGGAATGCAAACTGAGCAAGTGGCGCTGACGGCAAAAATGACCGAGCTTGAAAAAACAATTCAGGCTTTGTCGACGGAGAAAAAAGAGATCGTGCGCGATGCGTTGATTGCAGAGGCAAAACGCGAAGGCAAGATTGTGCCAGAAAATGAAGCATGGGCAAAAGATCTCGCTGAAAAAGATGCAACGCTTTTCAAAGCGTGGTCTGCAACGACAAAACCAATTGTGCCAGTAACCACTGTGCCAGTACCAAATACGCAAGGCGCGGGTGGGGATTTTGGTCTGACTGAACATCAAAAAAAGATTTGCGTGGCGATGGGTCACTCGTTTGAAAGCTACGCAAAAGAATTGAATAGGAGCAAATAACATGGGTGCAACATCAGTTGATCGTAATACTCCTTGGAGAATTGGCGAGGAACTCAATGTGCCAGTGGCAACCACCGCAGTGATCAAACTCGGAACGATGGTTTGCTTTGATGCAAACGGATTTTTGGTAAGTGGCGCGAATACCAGCGGCTATGTGTTTGCCGGGATTGCACTTGAGCATGTCGACAACCTTGCCGGCCTTGATGGCGCGCTGTCTTGCCGTGTGCGCAGGACTGGCATTTTCAAGTTTGCAGCGGCAACCACCATGTCCCAAGCAAAGGCCGGCGCACAGGTTGATTTGTATTTGAGCGACAATCAAACCGTTACCGATGTTGCCAACTATGTTTATGTTGGCAAGTTGGCCATGTACGAATCAGCCTCGGTTGCACATTTGCAGATCGATCCGGCAATTGTCGGAATGAGCGCAACTGTGAATGGCGGATATTTTACCATCGCAGCACATCTGACCGGCGCATGCGGTCATGCGGCCTCGAATATGCTCGAAGATTTTGAGATGCCATTCGCATTCACCGTGCTGCGTGGGTATGCAAAATGTCAGACGGCACCGGGCGGATCTTACGTTTGTACCATTGCGATTGCGCAGGGCGCGACTACCGCCGCCGTGACAATCACTGGCGCGGCTGTCAAGGGCGAAAATGAAGCGATGGCGCTGGCTCTGGCAGCAAACACCGACACGGACATCACAGCAATCGACGACAATTCCAGTGGCAACACAGCGGATATCGACGTTATTTTTGTTTGTCAAGCGACTGCATAGAGGAGAAAAACGAAAATGTTGAATAGAGACTATCTCAGAGACGCCAGCATTGGATTCAAGGCATGGTTTTACGATCAGCTTGAGGTTTCCTCGGCGGCAATGAAAGCAAAAATCGAACAGGCTGCAATGGTGCTGAATACGACCGAACAGATCGTCAAGCACACATGGATCGGCGACCTACCGCGCATGCGACAATGGGCCGATGAGCGACAGATCGAGTGGTTGAGCGCTGGACAATACGCGCTTGAAAATCTCGACTATGAGGTGACCGTCGGAATTGATCGCGATGATTTGCGCTATGACAAAATCGGTTTGGTAAAACCGGCAATTCTCAATCTCGCAGAGCAAGCCGCAAAACAACCCTGGATCGCCTTGATGCAAGCATTCATTGATGGCTTTACAAATCTTTGTTCCGACGGGCGCGCGCTGTTTTCAGATTCTCACCCAAGCGGAGATAATCTGACCACCGATCAATTTGATACCGCAGCATACAAAGCATTGCGTATACAGATGATGGCACAGGCCGATTCTCGCAGTAATCGGTTGGGTGTTTATCCGACGCATATTTTTTGCGCGTATGATATCGAGCCAACGGTGCAGGACACTTTCAACAGCGAGTTTCTCGCCGCTGGCGCAAGCAACATTCTGTACAAAACAGTACAGCCGATCATGGTGCCAGAGTTTCCAGCAAAAATGTGGATACTTGCAGATCTGAGCAAGGCCTTGAAGCCGCTGATTTGGCAACAGGTTCCACAAGACGGCGGCCTCGAGGGTGGATCGCGTGGCATAGTAGAATTTATTGCAAAGGACGATCCTCTCAAAGACGAGCAGGCGTTCATGCGAAAAAAATATCTCTACGGTGCATCGATCACTGGCCGCGCTGGTTATGGTTTTCACCAATTGGTAGCCGGATCAGCCGGGGGTGGATCTTAGTTTGAGGAGACGGGCGATACATTTTTGTAGTATCGGGGAGCGGTGATTCAGGACCGCCGCGTTGGGACGTGGGCAAGCCCAACATTATCGAGGAGCAATGGCTTATTGCACGCAAGCAGATATTGAAAACTGCGTTGAGGCAACATTGTTGGTTGAACTCACAGACGATGCGCGCACCGGCTCTGTAAACTCGACGGTGATTGCGCGGGCAATTGCAGATGCGGATTGTGTGATCAATGGCTATTTGCAACTGACCGTTAGCCTCGACGCGATTGCCGCGAGCGTTCCTGCGCTTGTGCGCAAACTATCTGTTGATATCGCGATCTATAATCTGTTCATGCGCCGAGGTGCAAACTTCGATGTTGCAATGGATTGGATTGGTGAAAAATACAAATCGGCAATTCAATTGCTGCGCGATATAAGGGCGGGCAAGATTGATCTCGGCGTTGAACCATTGCCAGCGGCAAGCCCATCACAGGTTGCGGCTACGAGCGGACCGGAGCGATTGTTTACGACTGACACTCTCGAGGATTTTTAATGGCCTCGGGCGCATCAATACGCATTGATGACAAAGTGCTCAAGCGCAAATTGGCAGAACTGCGCAAGCGTTGCGATGATCAAACTCGCATGTGGGAATCAATTGGCCAAGACATTTATAATTCAATCATGGAAAATTTTATGTCTGGCGGTAGGCCAACCAAATGGAAAGAGCGCAGCAAGAAAAAACGCACTTCTAGCAGCGAATCTTATTATGAGCGTATGCAGCGTTTGGGGAAAACCAAAATTCTTGTGGGCGAAACCGAGGTATTAATGGGGGCTATCAATGCTCGCGCAACCGCCAAAGACGTATCGGTTGGAACGTCCAATGTTAAATATGCAGCAACACATCAATTTGGTAGAGGATCAATACCCGCGCGTCCGTTTGTAATGTTGCAACCCGAGGACATGATAACCATTGCCGAAACCATCGAGGATTATTTGACCGGAGCGTTTAGTAAATGAAATTTGGCGGCAATAGTCAATTTGGTTCAATGCAATTCGGCGGCGATCCCTATGGCCACGATCCAAATTACGTTTGCAATCGAATTATCTCTGCGTTGTCAGTCTTTCTAAAGACCGAAACGGCGGGTTGCATTAAAACAATCAAGCGCCTCGCTGGCGACTTTGGCAATCAAGCGGCAATGGATCGCTTGCTGACCGAGGGCGCGCCTGCATTCCTTGTGCTTTATGAAGGTGGTGCTTTTGTTCCGGCAACCTCGAGCAACTGCGTTTTTGTGCAGGCCGTCAAATATTCTGTTTTCTGCGTTGCAGGTAGTTATCAAGATCAAACGGAACGCCTCGCAGGTCGAAATGTGTATGAACCCGGCCTCGATAATATGCTGAGATGGGCAACGTATTATGTCATGCGCGAATTGATTCAGGTCGAATCGCTCAACATGGTCAAGCCTATTGCGCACCAATATCTGAAATGGTTGCCGGGCAAATACGTTGGCGTTGCTTCATTCGAGGCAACAACGCGAATGGATATCTATGATGATGAGCCGACAATGATTCTTGAACGGCTTGGCATTGTTCACAATCCAATTGATTTGAGCGAATTGTTTCTTGTTGATAACACAACACCAAACACGAATGATCCAACAGGACTAGGAGTGGCTACGTTATGAAAGTGAAAATCAGGGCATTGCCCATAAAAAACAGCAAGCTGAAACGCAAGGTGCCAATGTCGGATCGGCCTGGAAAATATGTTTCCGAGGGCGAGATCGTCGAGGTTGAATTGACTTCATATTGGCGCAAGCGTTTGAGCTTCAACGAAATTGAGATCGTGAAAGAGGGTGAAATATGACTCTACCGTTTGTCGAATTGACAGGTGATATTCGTGTGCCGACTGTCGCAGCGGAAACAAATCTGACCTCTGGCGTTTCGTCATTGCCGCAGTTGAGAAAAAAACTTTTGCTCGTCGGATATTCGTTGGCGGCAAAAAGCGCAAACGATGAAAAGATTTTTCCAATAACAAGTGGGGCGTTTGCTGATGAGACGTGGGGTGCGGGATCGATGCTTGCACTCATGGCACGCGCAGCATTGGCGGTGCAACCGACGTTGGAGATGTGGGGAGTATCGGCGCCAGAGGGATCGACCGCAATGACCGGAACCGTAACGGTGGCGGGCGGCGATACTAGCAAAGCGGTAGCCTCGGGA